CTATTGCTTCTTTGCATTCTCCTCTCTCTCTTTTTCTTTGGCCGCTTTTCTCCAGCTTGAATAATCAGTTCCGCTGTATATATTTTTTCCGTCCACCCTCAGTACATTTAATTTTGCCTGGATTGCTTCATATTCTTTACGGTTCCCCTCCAGATATGCCGCTATCCATTTTTCTTTATAGGACCGCGTGATGGATGACTTAATGCTGCTTATAGCCTCTGACTTTGTTTTCCCGGCTTTGGTTTTGCTGTCTATGATTTCAGCCGATATCGCTTTAAAGGCGTCCAGGCTTTTCACTGTATTGTCTACTTGCTCAACTGCTCCGAGGATATCTCTGGAAGAGTAAATGCTCCACTCTTCTTCATCTTCTTCCCCAGTCAGTATCTCACCATACAGTTCATCCGGATCTGTTTTCGCCTCTGCCTCCCAGTCTATCTCTTCCCCTGTATTGAGCTGATTGATTCTGGAATCAACCACGGAAGTTACCAGTTTTCCGGCATATCCCTCTGCGATTAGTTCACTAACAGCCGCTTTGTATGCTTCTGTATCAGTTTCCATTTTGGCCTGTGCTGCGGTTTCAATCCTTGGGTCTATATAATCTTTTGAGATAAGTTCTCCTTTTATGAGGGACTTAATTTTATTGCTTATGGTTTCATTGTCGATCTCCGCTTTGTTTAAATCGGTCTTGATCCGCTTCTGTAGATCCTTATCACCGTTTCTTTGGGCTTCGATCATCATTCCTGCATATAGATTCAAGTTATCTTTGCTCCCTATGGCATATTTTTGCTTTAACCACGTATAGTCTACTGAATCGCTCCCATGCTCATTAATAACCGTATCTACAATCGCTCTTATATCCCTAGTTGCACTTTTTACTGGTGAACCAAACAGTTTACTACCACTCTGAATCACGTCTATTATAACTGCTTGTGGTGTTAAGCTGCTTTCTCCATCAGCAAGCTTTTTCACCCGGTTTAAAGCCCTGGCTAAATCCTGATAAGCAGCAACATCTGGGCGGTTTGGGGTGTATCCATCAATTAATATTCCGTACGCATCTTTCACATAAGGGATACTGTTTATCAGATTCATATTGTCTTTGAAATTCCCCCATACATTATCCCAATATTTTTCCATCCATTTCTTATCCCTATCATCATCTCTCATTGCATCCTGGATTGCTGCGGCCATTGATGTAACCAGGGCAGCTGCGGTATATACAGCGACCGCTTTAGCCATACGGCCTTTGGCGCCTTTCTTCCCTACGGCAACATCAGAGGCAGCTCGATAGAGCATATTATATGTTTTGAGTGGTTCTGCCATGAATGCAGTCAACATCTTATCCGAATCACGTTCGCTTCTCATAATCTGGGTTCTGTGCAGTACTGAATCCACTACCTGTGTTTTGTCAATAACCTCGCTGAATCGTTTCCCTACCTCAGCATAAAACGCTTCGGTACCAACAGACAGATCCGGGTGTCTGTCCATACATTCAAACTCACATGCTCTCCACAGCCTATTCCATGCGAGCTTATCACCTTTTTCAGCGAATATCATAAATGCATTATTGATTTTCTGCGTTTTACTATCTGTCTGGAATAATACATCCTTTATCTGCCTGCTATTGTCCATACGATAGAATCCCCAGTCTTTCCACTGAGCAATTGGTGCGTATTTACACATAATGTCCCACTGGTCTTTCCTGGTCATCGTAAGCGCGCCTCTGCTCAAATACTTAGCATCTATTTCCATTGATGCTCTTATATAGGCTGTCGGTTGCTGCAAAGCTACTCTAATGTTACCCGCAACAGAAGCGACCTTCATATTTTGTGACAGTTTGTCCCAGAGATTCTTGTCTTTATTAAGGCTTCCGTTAATATCCGCTATCAACTTGTCAATATATTTGTTCCCTTCTTTTCCGTAGGTGCGCTCTATTTCCTCCTTTATACTTTTTCCATCTGCTGCGTTTCTCATATCCATATAATTGAATACTTTATTAAGGTCTGATAGAGGAATCACATAGGCATTGTATGTGCTCATTTGGTCCACTTGCCTCGAGTATACATCGAATATATCTTCAATCACGATAGGTTTATTCGCTTTTTCCACGGTACTTTTTGTGAATCCAAGGTTTTTGATAGTACTCTGCTGGTTTTTTAAGTTTCCCTGCTCCGTATGAATATGATTATCATATACTGTAATTGGAAAATAATTTCTCGCTGTATATTTCATATATCCGTACATCTGCATACTGACTTCATTTCCCCACGCTGCACAATCATCTCCCATAAATCGCTGCATCCCGTCAGCCAATGCTTTTTGTTCTGGTGTCAGAGTATTAATAATCCTTGCTATATCTGCCTCTGTCACTTTGGTTTCTCTGTATGCCTTTTCTATTTTTGGCAATATCAGCTTTCCATCTTCGATACGCATTTTACCCGCCCTTGGAGCTGATATAATGCCTCCCGTACGTTCATACATGTGAGTGCGCGCCTGGTTTCGCTTGTTCAATTCATATAATGACATTACTTGAGAAATAGTAAGCTCAATTGTCCCTCCAGACGTCTTATATTTACCCGACTTTGCCTCTGGTCCAGTCCATTCTCTCAACGTCTTATATGATATTCCATTATCCCTCAACAGCTTTTCCACATGGTCCTGTGCATTCTTAAGTTTTATTGTCTTTTTGTCCAGTCCTTCCCGAAGTGAATTGTAAAGAGATTTGAAGTTATCACCCAGTTTTCCAAACATAGTCTGTGCATCCAGCATATCATAATTCAACATTTTATCAGCCGGCCCGATTACTCCCAGATATTCTGAGTGGTTCTTTCGGTCCTGTAAATCGTTAAATATGCCTTCTGCAAGAATGCTGAGTTGTCCGGAACGTTTGTTACTCTTTAAGGTGTTGGCCTCCGTGATTGCCTTTTTCATAGACAACACGACCTTTTTTAGTTCTTCCATATGGTAAACATCCAAGTTGTCCAGTTTTTCCACGCCTTCCGCTTTCTTTGCAATTGCTTCAATCCGCTCAACAAGGTCTGGGTCTATCTCCATATAGAACTCTCTTCCATCCTTCCCACGAAGGATACCATTTTCCTTTATAATCTTTTCAAATGCATCTTTTGCATTCCTCCAAGCCGTGGTGCGCTGGGTAGGTATCCCGTTGTTATTCAGTTCATTAGATGAAAAATCAATATTGGAAAGAAATTCTGCCACAACGGTTCTAATTTCCTCCGGGATATGTTTTGTATCCGTGGGTTTTAACAGCCAAGTCTGCATTGTCTTTGCTTCCTTAATGATTATTTTCTTGGCTTCCCTGGCTCTCTGATTCTCTCTCACTCGTTTTGTCTGCTCACGGTTTTTCTGCTGCATTGCCGCCAGAGCCTGATTCTTTTCATTTCTGAGGTCATCCATCTTCTTTTTATAATATTCCTTCTGTTCCCTCTGCTGGGTTGCCGTCAGATTTTTATACGCATTAGCAAGCTTTTGAATCTCCTGTATATTCTCCCTACGAACCCGGTATAGGTTGTCCTCATACTGCTTTTTCAGATTGTTCTTATACTCCCTCATTTTCTGAGAGTACTCCCGCCTCACCTTCTGTATCTCCGCCTCTTTACGGTCCGCAAATGTAGGTTTTTCCTGACGTACGTCAAAGTAAGATTGCAAGATATCCTGCCCTACCATATAGGCCATTTCATCCAGGTTGGCCTTATACGGATTTTGTACCTGTATTTCGGTCTGTTCCAGCGCATCCGCGATGGCAACTAGCTGGTCGGCCGGATGGGTAATATCTTCCGGGAATAATTCTGGATGTAGTGCTGACAATTCTTGATACAAGCTGTCTACCGGTATTCCATCGTTTCCCAATTTCATCCTGCCAAAATTACGCTTCCTAAATTCGTTATATCCGCCCGATACCGCCATGTCTGCCTTGTCCTGTTCAGAAAGCTTAATCTTGGTATTTTTTATCTGGTTTCTGACATCCTTATACTGTTGTGTCATTTCCGTATCAACCTGCCTGGATTGCTTTAGGATGCCCTTTGCAATACTCGTGGCGGCTTCTGTTAACTGGGCGCTGTCCACATGTTCGGCACTTCGGATATATCCATACAACTTATCCAGATTTTTTATAAGTGTTTCTGGTTTGTAGGTGCTGTTATATTCTCCAAGCAGTCCTTTTGCCACTTTTTCCACATCACGCTGCCTTACCTCGTTTTTGGGGGTAAGCGTAAATTGTTTCTCAAGGAGTTTATTAGCATCTCTCAAAGCCTGATTTTCATCCAGTAACGCCTCTATATGTCTATCTGTTTCTGCTCTATCTACATCTTCCAACTGTAATCTTATTTTCTCCGGCTGGTTTTCTCCGTTGACATTCATCAGCTTATTGAGTATACTGTAGATAGGCGGAAGAGTGTAAGTGTCGCTCCGTGTTTTGCCTCCTTGGAGGTCCGGGGTCTTGAACGGCATAACACTCTCCGCCTTTGTTGTGTGTACTTCATGCAGATACATTTTATTATCATCTAACAATTTCACAACTGCCAATCCATAATATTTCCCAGCATACTTTCCCTCAGAAATATTTACCTTAGCTCCTATCACGGCTGAATCATAACCCCTGTTTTTCCAGTTCTTTTTATAGTCCAATACATAGCCGTTTTTCAATATATCCGGAACAGCTGCAAATGTAATTGCCTTTGCCCGTCCTACTCCATGGCCTATATCATCCTTTACGCTATCTCTATCAAGATATATGTCTCCTACTACTTCATTGTGCACTTTTCCTCCGATTGACTTATAAAAATCAGAAACTTGGGTTACAAGGTCTTTCTCGCCCTTTTCAAATTCGTTTCCTGATAAATCCGCTACCGAATCCATTTCTCTGACCTTTTCATAATTCTCTTCAATGTTTTCATCTGTCACCAATTCTGGTTTTTCCAAGGCGTACTGTTCCTTCTGCTCCTCTGCCTGTCCCTGTTTGTCTGCTTTGTATGTTTCGCTGGCGTCTGACAGTGCATGCATCCAGGCGTCTCTGGCATCCTCATAATATCTCAGGTCCTCTTCCAGTCCCTTTGCAGCTTCCCTGGTGCTTCCATTCTTCATCATCTGTTTGATGGAATCAACCACATCACTCAGGAAATCCACGATTCTCTGTGCAATTGTTTTGTCCTTTTTGGCAATAGAATCAATAAACTTTGGGTCATTAAAGAACTTCTGCGTGGCGTCCGCCACAACCTCATCCATGATTTCCTCCCGTGTCAACTCCTGTCCGGCCTCTGCGTACCTGTTTTCATAGATCTCCATGAGGTTTTCCAAGGATGTGTTTTCCGATTTCATAACGGCTTCCACGGCTATCTCTGTATACAGCCTATATCCCTTTGGTGAATACTTCTTGATATGGTGTGTCAGTTCATGGGTAAGGGTTCCGTTAAAATCGTTGCTATTAATGGAGATAGTGATTTCTCCGTTTCTATAAGATCCGGTTGCGTTGGTCTGTCCCAATCCATCCACCAGATTGATTTTTAAACCGGTCATCTTGCCTATATGCTCTGCCACTTTACGCTGCGGTGTAGTTGCGCTTTCCGATACAGTTCCCAACCCTCCAGTCCTTGGGATTCCCTGGGGAACGGTTTTGGGCCGGCCGGTTTTCAGGTCTATATTGTTGTCCGTGTTGTAATCCTGTGCACCGGCTTTATAAGCATCCACAAACTGTTCATTCGTCAGTACGCTCATAATGGCCGAGCGTTCTGCAATGTCCATGCTCACGTTATAGTAACCTGCATCGTAGGCACGCCCAAAAGCTTTATTGTAGGCAGACAGCTCAATGCTTCCGTCATATCCTTTCTGTAATGCCGCCTGGCCATTCTTCCCATATGGCTTTCTATATGCTTCTGTCTGGTTCTGAATAATGGAAGGTCCTGCGCCGCCTTCCTGGCTTGGCACATGATTATGGGCCATCTTCTGTGTTGGTTCAGTCTGGTTTTGAGCTTTGGCTTTAGCCTGCTCTTCCTCTGCTACGTTATACTGATATCCCGCTATCTCTTCTGGCGCATTATAAGGCTTATATTCGGCTGCTTCTGGTTCTGTGTATGTTTGTCCATCCTCTGCTGTTTCTTTGGCCTGCTGGTCATTCTGGATGTTTTCCCGGGCTACTTTTTCCTCGTTATGGCGCATGGTGCTTTCCATGAACTGCTGGAACCGTATCGCATACTCTGCCTTCTCACGGTTAGAAACGAATTCCTTGTTGGCCTGTCTGGCCGCGTATTCCTCTGCCATTTGCTTCAGCTCAGATGCTTCCTGGTAATCTGCCGGGTCTGCGTAGCTTTCCGGCTTAATATCTGACAGTCCGTTGACATAATCACGATAATCCGGGTTGATGCTCTTTCCATATTGGTTCAATGCATGGTTCTCTTGCATTAATCCTAGCGCCTGTCCCCCACCACCCATGATTCCACCAGATAATGCACCACCCGCCGCAGATATTCCAATATTTGACAAAAAACTTTGAAAAGCTTTTTTCTTTGCCGTTTTCTTGTTCATTCCCATATTTACATAATTTTCATATTCTAAATTATACTGCGACAGGTTGTCCATAATTACCTGGTCCGAAACAGCGTTTGCTATTTCAGTAAACCCTTCTTCTGAGCCTTCAGTTACAGCCTGTTTCCCCATATTCTTAAGAAATTCTCTTACGCTTTTAGCCGGATAGGTCTTTAATTTTTCCCATCCTTCCAGAGAATATTTTTCGAAGAACGCCTCTGCTCCTGCATTGGCTATTCCCAGAGCAATAGCCTGCCTATTACCTCCCCCTCTCCGTACTGCATCTCTCGTTCCTGACAGCCCCGCTCCCCCCGCTGCCGCCATAAGTCCTAAATGTCCCATCGGAAGTCTTGCCAAATTCTCAGTCATAGATAGACCTGTACCAATAGCAAAATTCCTTAATCCTTCATTTGGTATTACCTTCTTTACTGTTTCATTATTAGTTACTCCAGTCCTAATACCTTCATTTATTATGGCTGAAGCATACATGGGGTCATTTGGGTCCAACTCTTCTTGTTTTCCCAACATACTATTAACTCCGTATTTTGCGAGAATAGTTGGATATGCCACTCCTCCTCCTAATGATGTTCCTGCATCTAACGCCGTTCCTATTACCGGATGCTCCTGCGCAAAGGATGCCGTATTTTTTTCCATATCCTCTGCACTTCTTCTATTCAATTCAGCATTCAGCGATTTTATGTAATTAGCCGCTGACTCAGGACCATATTTCCCATTGATGTAATAGTACACATTTTTTTCGTTTTCCGTCATATACCTATTATTGGCCTGAGTTGCATTTCTTACCGCCATGCGGTCTTTATTAAAGTAGTCAAGCGGTGTATAAACAGCATATTCTTCAAAGACGTTTGCCTTGTCCTTTCCGGCTTGTACATTCTCATTAAAGTCTGGCTCTTTATTCACGTCTATATACCGTTTAAATTGATATCCATCCTGGTATCCTATTTTATTCAGTATTCTTTTTGCTGCTTCCCGCTCCTGTGCATCCTTATTCCTTCTGGCAGTCGCTTCCCGTGTTCTTTCCTCAATTGCATCCCTATTTATTTCGTCCTGCATGATAGCTGCATAGGATGTTCCTCTGCTTTCGTGGTTTCCAGACAAATAAGAGGACAATATCGGTGTTCTGCTCTGTGGAAGGTGCGCATACTCTTTGGCCGCCTGTTCTCTGTCAGCACGGAAAAAATCAGACTTTTCTTTCGAATGGTCAACCTGTACCTTTTGTACCTTTTCTTCATTTAAGGCGGCTCTTCGTTCTGCTGCATACTGCTCTGCAAAATCTGATAAATGGCCTCGATAACGAGTCTCTTTGTCATCACCATACACCGAATAAGTTCTTTTATCTATCTTTTTTTCTCGGTTTTTACTATAACCGGCAATTTGCTTCTTACGTCTTTCAAGCATATCTTCTACGCTTGCAGATACCTTCCTTGGATTTTCAACCGCCGCCACATCTTCATATCCTTCTATTCCCCGGTCATTCAGCAATTGCTTAACTCTCTGTGAAATCGCCATGGTCTATTCCTCACTTTCTGTTCATCATACTTAAAGCATACTTAAGCTTATTTTCATCCGAATAGTTATACCCCAAATTCTTCATGTTGTTATTTTGGGCCGCCTTTACCATCTCTTCTGACATCACATTATTATCAATCAAACCATTCTTCACAAGATATGCATACTCTTTGTTTGCAGCCGCTATTCCCTTACTACTTCTAATAATATCCAAATACTGCTCTGCTTCTGTCTCTGTAAGTTTGCCCTCTGCTGAACTTGCCTTTTTCCCTCCGCTTGACTTTTTCCCTCCGCTTCTGGAAGCTGCCAACTGCTGCTGTTTCAAGGCATAATCCAACGCATCCTGCTGTTTCTGGTAATCAAACTGTGTCTGCCAGTTCTGCTGCGCCAATGCATCCTGTGTTTTCTTGTATGCGTATTCCTCTGCCCAGCGCTGGGCATCCTGGTTGTACTGATACTCTCCAAAGTCCTGCGCATATGTACTATCATACCGGCCGGCATAATAATTAAGGTCGTTGTAGTAATCGTTGACCGTATCCCTATACCTGCTATAGTCAATGCTGTCCTGGTTATTGACCATTCCAAGCTGGTTATATAGTTCCTGACCTTCGTTAAGGTATTGCTGATACACCCTATCATAGATATCCATGGTCTTGTCTCCCAGCTGGCTCATGTAGTTATCATATGCCTGCTGGCCGGCTGCTGTGGCATAGGTCGATCCATATCCGCCTGTCATTCCGGATATGTTACCGATCGTGTCACGCATGGCCTTGTTTCCCTGCTGCATATACTGTTCCCTGTAATTTTTATATAAATCCGTATCATACACGCTGTTGGGGTCGAATTGCTGCCGGTTCAGGATGCTGTTTACAATGCTGTCTATCTGACTGTCGTACTTGCTCACATAGGCCCCCGGTTTATCGTCCTCCAGGTCGGCCAGCTTATCTGCATAGCTGTTTACTCTGTCCGATGGTGTATACTTCTGGTACTGGTATCCAGTCAAGTACTGGCTGTTTTTGTTTTCGGCACTTGCATTGTTTACTGGCGTTATGGTTACATTACTTCCTGTTGTTGCCTGATTGGTTGCCTGTGGACCGGCAGCACTTCCTTTACTTCCGCTTTGCAATGCCCTCAACAGGTTTGTGTTCTGGGCGGCTGTTCCGGCATAGTTGGTAATTCCATACTGGCTTGCGAGATTTTTTCGATTGTTATAGGAGCTGTCCTGTCCTTTGCTTTTCAAATAATCGACAATGCTTGCTACTGCCATATTATTTTCCTCCTTCCTCTTCTACTTTTTCTCCGTTGGTCAATATATTGTTTATGGATAAAAGAAAGTTCGCCTGCTGTATGCCTTCCACCCGCAGTTGATTTAACAGCATCAGAGCCATATTGATTTTTTCTTCTTCAAATGCAATCTTTACCATATATTTTCCTCCTTCATTCGGTTTATTTCCTTTTCCAGTTCATCCAATTCTCTCTGTTGGGCCCGGATGGCCCCGGCATACAAAACACTATTAGTGCTGTATGGAATTGACAGATATTCCCCTCCATGGTCCACCAAGGGCAGGTCTGTGCCCAGTCTTTTCTGGAGTTCGTCTAAATCCTGGGCAATCTGTCCCATCCCTCTCTTTCCCGAATCCTTATAGGTGAATGTTACTGGCCTAAATCCCAGGACAAGCGCAAGCGCTGTCTGGTCGGGTATCTCCTCTATGTTTTCTTTTAAGCGCCGGTCCGACCGTTCTGTTAGAACCTCGCAGGATACATCATAGGTCACATTCAGATTTCGACACGTAAGAGAGCCTTCCACATTGGCATTTCCCGCAATGCGCATATAGTTGGAGTACAACAGCCCATTAACGCTTATTTGCCCGGAATAGGTAATTGCCTTGGTAGTAACGGCGCCGCTTTCGCTTACAATGAAATTGTTATTGATGTTGATGGAACCGCCGTTAATGGTTCCAGAAAACTGAGCGGTTCCATCCTTGTATAACTTAAAATTGTTACTGTCTATGATAAGATAACCGCTCTTGAATGTGATAGTGTCCGTGGTGGCAGATATCTCTGAACACAGTTCTCCTGCGCTTACCTTCATAGAAATCTCACCATTTAGCACTCGGATTCCGGTTTCCAAGTCATTTTTCAGGTCCTTGAATTGGGTCAGAAATCCATCCATAGTAACCTCAAGCTGTGCAATGGTTGTATCCGTCTCCTGATACTTCAAAAGCGTTTCCTGCGTGAAGTTGTCCTCTGGCGAAAGGTTTCCCAGGGTATATTCCAATTGGCGGTTCAGCAACCGAACATAGCTATATACCTTCTTAATATCAGGATTTTGACCGCCCAGTGCCGGCACTTTAAAGCTTGACATGGAGCCGCTCCTTTCTTTCCTTGATTTCCTGCTTTATTGCTCCTATCCTCTCTTGGTTTTTCTGAATTGCTCGGGTATAGATGGCTCCATAGCTACTGTATGGGAGTTCCAGGTGTTTACCATGTCGTACAACCATTAGAAGGCGTCCTGCCTCTGTTTTACGATATAGATTCTGGGCAATACATCCAATACCAGCCCGGCCGCTATCAATAAACGTGTATCGCGTTGGCACGATTGCCTTTAATGCTTCTGTCGCTTCCTGGTCAGATATAGGTTCAATCCATTTCTTACACCGTCTGTCTGATGTCTGGTGTACTCTTCTGCATGTAAGGGTTTCCGATATATAGGCATCGGCGCACGCTATGTTTCCCGTGACCGTATTTATTCGGTCATCATCATTGTATACGTCCAATTCATAAGCATATATTCCATTTGGAGGGTTTAATGTTTCCGTTGTGAATGTCCCGTCTACATAGCAACTTCCATCTGGATACACGATAAATTTTCCACCTATGTTGATTGATCCACCTATGATATCCCCTGAAAAATACGCATTGCCCGCTTTATCCAGGGTCATGTTTTGAGCTTGTATGATGACCTGTCCTGTCTTAAGGGTGATATACTCCCCGTACAGCTCCATCCGTGACAGCATAGTATTTACCACATCCCCGGAATCTACCAGGAGCGATATCTTTTCACGGGTTTGTTCCAGGCTTGTATGCATCCCGGTTTCATAGTCCAGCAAATCAATGGTCAAGGCGTCTTTGCTAAAGCTTATTTCTCTGGTTTTATTCTTTCGGCTATCCAGGACCTTCAGGACCGAATTATCCATATTGTCCTCCAGGGTCAGATTCGACAACGTATATTTTAAATCCCGGCTGAAACGATACAGTTTACTCATAACCTGGCTCATATCTGTTTCATCCTGGTCCAACACCAGCGGTTTAAAAACTGCCATGCCTCTCACTCCCATAACCTACATATTTACCTATAGCAATCAACGTAGCCGCCCCTCTGCCCTCCAGGCGATACCGGTATTTCTGGCACCGGTGCGGAATCACATTGAGCGCATAGGTACGATATGAGGCAGCCGTATAGGTGTATACCTTCTCCCAGTCCTTCTGTTCATCATATTGCAGTAGAATATCCACCTCTGTCCCTGGTTCCAATTTCATATTGAACAGAAGGCGCTTCAGATACTTAAACTCAACACTTCCGTCCAGCATATCCCCGCTTTCAAGGATCCACTTTATTTTCTCTTCCCGATTCCCGGCCACGGTTGAAAGATTTCCGTCTATGTCGATATAGTATAGTTCTCCTTCTCCATATGACATAAACCGTATATGCAAGCCGTCCTCCTTGTGCCACAAGTTTTTCTCCAGGTCAAATACATACAAGGCCCATTCTCCATTTCGGGCAAGTGAGGCATAATACTTGCCATCGTACTGCCCAGCCACGCCCTGGGATACCCTGTAGTCCCCTATGGCATCCGATATGCTGGATGGATTAGCACCGTCATAGCTGCATATGCAGTTACGGGCCGCGTATATTAATGTCTCATCCACCACACAAGCCGTGCTTTCACAGCCTTTTGCAATGCCTCTGGCCGGGCTGACAGTTGTAATCTGAAAATTACTTGGCTTATCACCCATGATGGTGTGTATAGCGTCCTCCTTAAAAAACAGCACGTATCCAAGATGGGACATACATCCGGTGAAATCTCCATCACTTCCCACGGTCGCCGCGTAGGAATCCGTGCTTATCCCTTCAAACGCATTCCAGTTTGCCGGATCTCCCAACTTACTTGCGTATATTTCATGGTTTTTACTGGAGCAGCCCCAGAGCCGGTTTCCATTCTCACAGATGTAATCCATGTCAGGAACCCTCCGGCTGATGGTGAGGCCGGATGGTTGGCTGAATGATTCGGATAGGTTACCAATAATTACAAGGTAATCATCCGCCTTTTCCTGTATGACCGTGGTTTTATTGAATGTATCATTTGTGCATCCCGTTATCTCTACTCCATCAAATTGTTGGAATGATTTCCCTATGCCTGTGCAACTGATTTTGACCATGGTTGACCCCTTTGTGGTCTGTGCAAATGTGGCTGAGGATGTTTGTGACCATTGCGTTTCCAGGCTGGTCAGTTCCTCGGTTGAGGTGTTATACATTATCTTATCCGGAAAAATAACCAGGAACGCGCCCAATCCCACTATCTGTTTATCCGTGCTTGTCACATCTGCAATCTTTTTATCCTTGTAATACAGCTCTGTACCGTCCACATACACCAAGCCGTTTTTATAAAACAGGCCGTGAGGCGTTGTCAGGTTCTTGATGATTTTTCCCCTGGGCTTCCGTGTAGAGATGGCCGGAAAATCATCGGAGGACATGTTCTGCATGTCGGCAAATTCGTTTTCGTTTATGACCGTCCCCGTATTCAGTCCCAGAAAGTTACCTATCTGACGGCCGTTTTCTTTTGGGGCCATAGTCAAGAATGGCAATCGTCCCATAGCACCTCCTAAAATCTTGAAAATGATGCTCCGCGCTTTGGTCGGTTCTCACGCCGGAACCATGCCGCATACGCATCATATGCGCTGTTGTACATAACCACATCATTGTTATACCGTTCTGTTTCCTGATTGTGATAGTCAATTTTAGAAAGCATGTAATGGATATACACGTCTTGGAAACGCGTCGGTATGGTTAGCTCCTTTTCCGCGTCCAAGTCATAAGACAACGGTTTAAATGTCACATTGTAGCCCTGTGCCCGGTTCACTATCTCTTCAATCACCTGGCCCTCTATCTCATTGAGCCATCCCATCATGATATCCTCACCGTATTGGCGTCCTCTCAGCCGGATGATTGTTTCTATTAATTCCCCTACTGTCATTTCTTCCCCCTATTCTGCCAGTCCATATGTTTGCAGGTCCGGCATGGTGGTATCCCACTCTTTTACCCATTCCCCTGAACCATTTACCCAGCAATACATTCCTGGAGCCGTAGATTTCACATACACATTCTTTGCTATTTCCCCTGTCTTTGTTGCATAATAATGTTTTCCCTTGACTTCAAACCATTGGGCCGCCAGCATGGCCCCGTCATCCGGGTTCATGTAGTACCATCCCTGTTCATCTGACCCGAACCATCCCGTTGTCATTGTCCCAGCACCATCAAATACAAACCATTGAGCCCCAGCCGCGGTGTTGATAAGCTCCCATTCATCCTTGATGTATGCGCCATACCGCAAGTATTTCCAGCTTCCGTCTGGCTGTTTCTCCCACCCGGTCTGTGTTTTCTCCATGTGCTGGCGGCAGGCTTCGTATGCGCACCATGATATAAACTGCTGGCACCAATATGCAGGGGTATACCCATACCATTTCCCGTACTTTGTATAGTTTTTATCTCCTGGATTCCCAGTCTTACTATCCAGGTTTTTATTGCTTTCCTTCTCGATGTATCCCAGCTCTCCCTCCAGGACGTTAATAAATTCATCTACTGTGCAGGTGTCCATACTATACATGGGGCGCCCGAATCCATTGATTTTTTGTGTTCCTCCCACTGCATCAAAGGATGCTTTATAGGTATGCCGGGCGACGCATCCTCCATTACGGTCCCCTGCGTTTCCCGATGATGTGTTTCCCTCAAACGTGACAAACTCAAATGTCCGGTTCTGGTAATCGGTTTCGACTACCGCGGCAGCACCCACATGCCCAACACGGCCCAGAGATGTATAATAGAAATAGACGATATCTCCCCTTCTAGGTACAGAAAACCATCTGCCTTTTTTGGTGAAATAAGACTTTCCAGTAGGTGTGTACTGGCTATAATCGCCACATAACAGTTTCTGCCCTCTTGCGTATGCATTATCAATCATAATTTCCTCCTTATGCATAAAAGGGGAAGCCCTCTGCCTCCCCTCCTGTTGACTTGTTACATATTAGATTTCGGACCACCTCCGGCTATTTGGTCGCCACCCGCTCCTCTGTCTCCGGTTCCTTTCCTGCGGCTGCCGCATCCGTCAACCCTTCGCCGATTATGTATGCTATCAGTGTGGCTCCCCCCATGATGATAGCGGTTACCTGGGTGATTTCATTGTCTCCCGCCCCTGCCGCCACCATAATCGGGCTTACAAAACCAACTACAGCCGCCCAAAATTTTCGGCTTGTCAGTTTTCTTGTCCAATCTATGTGCTTCATCGTCATTCCTCTCTTTCTTTTTCTAAGTCTCCAATTCTATGGTTGGCCACCTTGATTTGTTCCTGCATAACAGCCTGCGCTTCTTCGAGTTTGTAAGTCCGTTCAATGACTGTGTTATGCTTTTCTACCTTTTTTTCCAGTTCGCTTAAACGATATGCCGTTAATTTGGCTGACACCATGATTCCGGTAAACGTGCCCGCCGCACTTCCCAGCAGTCCAATTAATGCAACTATGACTTCCGTTGGCACAAGATTCCTCCATCAATCCGCCGGATTCTGTTCCAGCCATTTTTCAGTCATTGTTTTCCAAAGCCTGGGGACTTTCTCCAGTGTCATTTCGTTATTCCTGATTTTCAGACCATAGTAACGTCCCATTATGCTGTCCCTCCTTCTTTATCCTCCGCTACAGCACTTATGACGGCTCCCATATCTCCAATCGCTCCATCATGTACACTTAAAGTTTCACTCATGGCTGCAACCTGCTCCTTTAACAGTTCCAATTCCGTTCTGCCACGGATTCCAAATGTTGCCTGAATTTTTCCAGCTTCGGTCTTATCAACCGACTGGAAAGCTGGACTGCACAGGACCATATTGTTGTAGTTTCCTACCACAACCCCATCGGAATCTTTGATTGCCACTGTTGACAGATTATCGGGTGTGAGCTTGTCCCATAATGTCCCAAGTTCTGACAGATTGTCAACAATAATCTGCATGTTGTAAATGTCAGCATCGTTAACAATAGTTATTTCTGTAGCATCTTTTAAAACTATCACATTCTTATTCATGGGGATTTCCCCCTTTCTACTACAATATATTTATGGTTAATATCCCTTACAGCCAGTAAGGAATTATCCATCTTGTTGCTTAAGCTGTTACAATGTTGGAGCAATCGGTATATCGGCCTCCTTTCTTGGACTTCGCGTCCGTAATTAAGACTGATAACCAGCTCCTCATTTGCAGCGTTCGTTTTATGCAGGTTGAACTGCCTTTGGTACGTTCGTGTCACACCACAGTAGATTGAATAGGCAATGAGTAAAACTGGTACTTATCTATTGCAATAATCTTTAGGAGTGACAAATTTATGAACATGAACGCTGTTGGTATTGATGTTTCCAAAGGCAAAAGTATGATCGCCATTCTACGACCTTATGGAGAAATCGTTTCTTCTCCCTTTGAAATCAAGCACACCTCCAGTAACATCCAATCCTTAATTGAGCAGATCCGATCAATCGAAGGTGAATCACGCATCGTTATGGAACATACTGGCCGTTACTACGAACCACTGGCTCGTGAGCTTTCTCTGGCAGGTCTTTTTGTAACTGCCGTAAATCCTAAGCTCATTAAAGATTTTGGAGCTCATTCTCTCCGCAAAGTAAAATCTGATAAAGCTGACGCTGTAAAAATAGCTCGTTACACCCTTGACAGTTGGACGGAATTGAAACAGTATAGTCTTATGGACGAACTACGCAATCAACTAAAGACCATGAACCGTCAGTTTGGCTTCTACATGAAACACAAAACAGCTATGAAGAATAACCTCATCGGTATCCTCGATCAGACTTACCCTGGTGTTAATACTTACTTTGATAGCCCTGCCCGTGAGGACGGCAGCCAGAAGTGGGTTGATTTTGCTACTACATACTGGCATGTGGACTATGTTCGTAAATTCTCATTAAATGCATTTGTCGACCATTATCAGAAGTGGTGCAAACGTAGGAAGTATAACTTTAGCAAAGACAAGGCTGAAGAAATCTATGGAGCTGCAAAGGAGCTTGTTCCTATACTTCCAAAAGATGATCTAACCAAGCTGATCGTGAAACAGTCCATAGAACAATTAAACACTGCTTCCAAGACCGTGGAAGAGCTCCGTACCCTGATGAATGACACAGCCGCCAAGCTGCCGGAATATCCCGTTGTTATGGGTATGAAGGGTGTTGGCCCGTCTCTTGGCCCTCAGCTTATGGCTGAAATCGGAGATGTCACACGCTTTACCCACAAAGGGGCTATCACTGCATTTGCTGGTGTAGACCCAGGTGTCAACGAATCCGGAACCTATGAACAAAAAAGCGTTCCAACCTCCAAACGCGGCTCATCTTCCCTCCGAAAAACCTTATTTCAGGTCATGGACTGTCTCATCAAAACAAAACCGCAGGACGACCCTGTATATGCGTTTATTGATAAGAAACGTGCTCAAGGAAAGCCTTACTATGTCTACATGACTGCAGGCGCTAATAAGTTTCTGCGTATCTATTACGGAAGAGTAAAAGAATATCTAATGTCTCTTCCAGAATAGAGAATACCACATCCTTTCAGACCAGCAGATAATGGTGGTCTATTTGTTGTACCTGAAATTTAATCAACAATAAATCTTGAAAATTTCTCATTTTCCTATTGACTTTTTATTTGCAGGCTTATTATTTTTAAATAGCAATCAGCCTAATCCTCGTAGATAATATCAAGTCCATATGCCTTAGCTGCCTCATGTTCAATCCGGCAGCCTCTTGCATTTTCCCATCCTTTGCAGAAATAGGCCGCATGACAAAGGCTCATATTTTCAAGCGATTTCGCCAAGAAGCATAGGGGAATCTGTACAACTCCTCTTTCGGCCATTTTTTCTTTGCTGTACCACTCGTCCGTAAAAAGAGTGTTCACAATTTCATATCCTTTATTTTCTAATGTCTTAATGGCCTTTTCTCTCGTTTCTTTGATTTCATCATCTGTTTTTCCAGCCATCGGCTGGCTAAGCATGGCTCTCTTCATAATTTTTCCTCTCTTTCTGCTGTTTCAAGGACAGCTCCTTTATTCAAAATAGCAATTTAGCGAACAAGAATATTATCGGGACCTATAATATTCCTAATATTACAGGTGTTTCAACGGCACCTGAAAATATCGCAGGCGGATATCATAATGTGGCGAAATATAGTAATGGACAATGTATGTATTCTGCCCTAGTATATGTCTATACATCGGCTATCTCTAACTCCGTCATTGGAACCATATCCAGCCAATATGCCCCAAAGCAGGATATCAGCGCCTATGTATATGATTTTGCAGGAAAACGCTTCCTCATGATATTAATATCGCCAGATGGGACAATAAAACTGCTGACGTTGGAAGGGGCAGCAATACCGGAATCTGCGGTTAAAGTAAGGGGAAGTATCGTGTTTTGATAAATAATCATTTAATAGCGATTACAAGACCCGAAAGACTTATGTTTGCTGTGCCTGTTGCTTGGTTATTACCTTTAATATGTACTTGTCCGTTTTGCCATATACAAGTGCTTATGTTTATTTTAGTACTGTTATCTCCAGAGATATCAGATAATACAGAAAATACCCATCTATACGCAGATGTTTCAATACTTACTGGTATATTGGCAAAAAAATCGTCACCGGCAACAATGGGAATATTCGATTTGGAATAAGTCATCACAGTTATTTTGGATGCTAAATTGCTATTTGCAGCAACAATATCGTCCGTATTCTTCTTTACTTTGGCCGCCAGTGAGCCGGCAACATTTGGATTCATCTGCCGCGCATCCGCCACAAATCCCTCTTCCGTAACCAGGCCCGTATTATTGATACTGGACGTTGCAATGTATTCGCTTAATATCTCGACCAATTTTGTATTGCTCACCAATTCCAGCGCAACCTTTTGTGCCAACGCATCAAGCAACTCCTGCACATTGCTTGTTCCATCCGCTCCTCCTAATAATCCTTGTTCATCCACGGCCGAAACCGAGGATGCCTTGCCATTAAAACCACCCAGCCCCTGTGCAATCTGATTTGCTTCCTCAGCGCTTCTCTCGGCCTCAGTTGCTTTATTCGTTGCCGTTGCGGCCGCCTGACTGGCCGTATTCGCGCTTTGGTTGGCGGCTGTAGCGCTTCTTTCTGCCTCTGTCGCTCTGGTTGTTGCCGTATCGGCCGCGTGGCTGGCTGTATTCGCACTTTGGTTGGCGGCTGTGGAGCTAGCCTCTGCTGCTTCTGCCTTAGCAGTCGCCGTGCTGGCCGCCTGGCTGGCTGTGCTCTCGCTCCGGCTGGCGGCTGTAGCGCTTCTTTCTGCCTCTGTTGCTCTGGTTGCTGCCGTATTGGCCGCCTGTCTGGCTGTATTCGCACTTTGGTTGGCGGCCTCGGAGCTAGCCTCTGCTGCCTCTGCCTTAACAGTCGCTGTGGCGGCCGCCTGTGTTGCTTCCTCCGCCTTTTCCGTCGCCTTTTCCAATGTTGTATTGGCTTTCGCTATGGCTGTCTCTGCCTGCCGCTGCCATTCAGCCTCATTGTTTACCCTTCGTTCTTCATTGGCTTTGCGCTGTTCCTCTGCTTCCTGTCTTTTACTCTCGTTAGCATCCAGTGTTTCTGCCTTTTGAGTAATTCGTTCCTCCAACTGTTCAAATTCGGCAAGGTGGCCTTTGTATGCTTCCCCATCAAATATCGTGTGTCCTACGTACACGGCCCCTGGATTCGTAGCCCATTTTATGGTTCCATTTTCATCATATGCGCGAACAGCTATCCATACTGTACCCTTATGAGACACACATGCAGCCGGGATGCTCCAGGTCAGCAGGATATGATTCTCCTGCATTTCGGCGTCAAGCAGACAGGTATCCAGTATGGCATCCTCATATTCCAAATCAAGCTTGAATCGCAGGTTAGCCAGGTCCACACCGCCCGCCGTGATGCGGTTCAGCCTGATATGGCGCACCTCCGAGTTGTTATCGTACGTTGTCCCTATCTGGCTATCCTTTTCAGGAATAACAAGTTTTCTGCCTACTACCGTAATCATCCCGTCTGCTCCTTCCTTATCCCTGAATCAGCTCTACCTGCTTTGCCTTTTCCATGACTTCCTCGGTTACTCTTGTCTGGTCATTCGAATTCATGATTACCTCATAGACAGACCTGGGAATTTCTACTTCCTTGCCGCGTTCTATCAGGTATGATTTTCCATTCACCCCAACAAACAGCGGGGCCTTATAGCGGTCTCCATCCCAGAACAAGGTGAACTTTACCATTTCTTCCTTCTTTGTTGCTGACATCATGTTACCTCCGTTAATTTGCTTTATGGTCGTTGTATGTAGATGCTGTCTCAATACGTACCATGTACTGCTGGGACAAGATTTCAGTTACCTTCATGGCCTTCCATCCAACCGTAGAACGCTGGTTCAATGGATCGGCTGTACCTCCACTTCCCAGTGCCTTTACAATCGTTTCCAGCCCTCCTCCTTCAATTTTGGTGGTTGCATATGCGTTTTCACCCAGCAGCAATGTGGAATATACATCAATCCCACTCGCGCCGGCTTTGGTAAACTTCTTTGCCTCAGTCGTCTCTATAAATCGCACGCCTTCCAGGGTTCCGATTTCTCCATTAAAAATCCGTTCCGGGTTTTTATACTTCACTACCTCAATGAATCTCGGATCCTCCGTGATATCATAGGCGCAATCCGGGTGGATAATAGCTACATAGTGTCCATTGATTTTAGCTGTATTCTGGACCTTTAAAGCCCTCACCGCCATCTTGATTGCTTTTACCGTCAGCTTCATTTCTGCTGTCAGTTCGGAGCGGGAGGAAACCTGCCCCTCTGCGTACTGCACGTTAGTACCGGCGTTTAACGCCTCTCTCGATATAGTGTCCAGGGTACTTCCTGCCTGGTTTCCAATGGCTGTCGTGGCTTCCACAACCACGTTGTCGATTGCCGTCATGCTAATCTGGTCAGATAATGATACAAAGCCGCCGTACTGCTTTACCTCTGCCTCCTGCTTTGTTACAGTCATGGTCTGGCCTTCCGGCGTTACGCCCTCCGTTAAAGGCGTAAGCGCCTTTGGAAGCTGCTCAAATCGTCTAAATTCAATCCGTTTTCCTCCGTTCTTAGGAATGTTTCTTGTCTGTCCAAACTGATCGTGTACCAGATGCGGTTTTGTATATCTCAGCAGATTTTTGTCGTAGAATGTTTTCATTTCTGCCGACAGGCTTTCTGTTCCGGTCGTATTGGCTGGTACAGATGTATCAAACATCCTGAGATTTAACTTCAATGTTGCATTCATAGCTTTGTTCATAATTTCTCCTTTCTTTCCCTATCCGCTATCTAAGTGTGATTTGTTCTCCGTTTCGGACCCGTTCAATGATTGCGTCCATCTGTTCGTCCGTTAGGCTTGCAACGTCTACGTCTGTCTTTGTGGCGGCTCCTTTACTTGCTCCGTTTTCAGTTGGTCTTGCTGCGCCGGAACGAATTGTGTCAGCCACTTTTTTCTGCGTTTCCGTCTCTGTTTTTGCCATAAGGCCCTGGCTGAGTTCAGCAAAGTGTACAGCGCGATAGGCCGCCTCCATGCTTACTCCGCTTTCAAGCATTCGTGCAAAATCTGGGTTTTGGCATTCTAATACCATGTTGAACTGCGGGAACAGCTGTTTACACCTCTCCGCTTCCATGTTCCAACGGCTGTATATCTGTTCTCTCTGCCTGGCCTCATTCCATTCTCTCTGCTGTGCAAGCAGCTGCTGATTCTGCATCTGAAGGTTCATCATGGTCCGGTACTGGTCAACCGACATTCCCGCCTGCGTAGCCGCCGCTTCATAAAAGCTGTCATCCTTCTCAATGGCTGCCACTACATCCTCTATCTTTCCTGAGTTTACCCCGTACCGGATATTCAGCAGGTTCATGAGCGGTTCATACGCTTTTAGCTGATTCTGCATTTTCTGGTTTTCTGCATTTCTGCGGTTTAACGCTTTCTCAATATCCTTGGCAATCAGGTCATTGTAATCCGCACGGATGCGCTCATAGGCTTCCTCTCGGTTCTCCGGCTCGCTTACGGAAGGTTCCTGTGAAGCCTGTCCTTCGGCTGCTTCCTGTCCGGTTCCCGGCTCCTGTGGCTCTGCTGCCGCTTCGGCCCCTTCTCCAGTTTCACCCGCTGCGGCCCCTTCTCCTTCAAACATTCTCAGATTTAATTTGAGTTTGTTCATGTATTTTTCTCCTTTCCCGTCTATTACAGGCGGCATCTTCCTGCCTCCTGCAATAACCATATCACATTCTATTTTTTGTTTCCAACACCCCTAATTTTATGTAGTCTGGGTATTCATTTTCAAGCATGCTGTAACCTACCCTGATGGTTTCCAGCGTGGCTTCCACCTCTTCTATGTGGCTCTGCTTCACAACTGCATGCGCATCTATATTTCCAGCCTCATACCGGTTCAAACTGAGCAGTATTTTCTTTTCCTCTGCCAATGTCAGTAGGCGCTGTACTAATGTTTGTCCCAGAATGGATATAGCCGCACATACAATATCGTGGCCTTCTGGCAGGTTATTCCTTGCAGCAAATCCAGCATGTCCTTTCATAGTTATCTTCACATAGCCCTTATCAAATAACATATTGACCTTCGTCATAATTTAACCTCCGTTGATGTAGCTGCCCGCTGCCTGGCTTTTCCTGCCGCGCTGCTGTCTCCCCCGATGGCCTGTCCTATGCTATTTGTTATTACTGGTTCTCCATTGGCATTTCCTGGCTTTACTTCTCCCTGTGGCAGTCCAGCTCCATCCATAACGGCAAGGATTTTTTGATTTCCGGTCATTTCATAGATTAAATTCGCCATCTGAGCCATGGTTGCCTGCATCTGCTGCATCTGCTGGTACATAGTTCCGTTTTCTTGCACCTGCTTAATGACTTCTTCTCGCTTGTCAAAATCCATCATCTTTATGACGGCAAGGGCCTGGTCTGCATTTTGCGGGGCAAACACGCCCATTCCATAAAGTTCCTTTGCCAGCTCATTATTTGCAATCCGGCTGTACAGGCTGGCCTTCTGGGCCGATACCTTGATATCAAAGACTGGTTTTCGCATGGACAGTTCTCCATTCATCATGGCATCTTCCTGCGGTTTCAGTCCCTGGTTGTCCAGAGTAATGTATTCCGAACTTCCATTTGTCCGTGTAATCCTGTAACATCTCGGTATATCGTAGAATTGCCGTATCAGCTCTATTACAAGCGTAACAATTTCCGAATAAGCACTATAGCTGTCCTTCAGCATATCCCTGGACAGTTTGCTTCCGGCCTCCTGTAGTGCGGCAATGGCGCTGGCCGCTGTCACTCCGGATGTAGTGGAACCCTGGGAGAAATCGCGATTTCCAGATGTCTCCTTCAATTCGTCAATCTTTGCCTGACGGATACTCAACACATCATTGGACATTTCGGGCGGCTTTATCGGCTGGATAGAGTTCTCACTTACATCTCCGCTACAATGCACCAGGTCCCTTGACAAGTCTGTAAATTCCTCTTCATTCACCTGCGCAGATCCGGCAATAAAATACCTGGGCCGGCTTAAACTGGCGTGTTTTAGGATTACCTGGTCCAGCTTGTCTATGTATTCCTGCGGATTAATCATGACATCCAGATACCCAAATCCAGCCGGCGACCCCTTCTCCGGAAACATACAATCAAACACAAATGGGTATTTTCCATGGTCATACAGTCCTGTTTCTCTATACTTCGGGTCATTCTCCGTTGCAAACAAGACATGCCCTTCTACAAATTTGCAATAATGCAGGACTGTACGGTTTGTTCGGATTCCATTTACTTCCCCGTACACCCGGCGTTTATAGTACCAATCAAAGACGTTCACTTTCTTCGAGGTGTCCAATTTGGACACGTAGGCATATTCTGGCTTGTAAATGGCTCCTGATTGCAGTTTTCCTTTCAGCTGTGGATACTCTTCTTCCAGTGTCTCATAGTCCACCATATCAATAACGAACACATTTTCCGAATCCTGGATATTGCTTATCCCAGGCTCCCAGAATATGTCCATCATATCTATGTGTCTGATTTCAATGTCCCCCAAGCCATTTTCTTTATCCTGGTTCCAAAATATTCCATATACCGCAGTACCCGTCTTTGGTTTATCCCAGGAACACTCCGAATAAGTCTTGTCAAATCCATTCTGTTCCATGATAACCGGCACGACATCTGACAGCATCTTAGCAATGGGTTCGTCACTCTCCTCCCTGGGCAGGATAGCCGGGGAAGGGTAATTATCCTGAAAGTCAGCGTGTTTATTAATTACACTGTTAAACAACCATGCACTTGTAGGTCGCGGGTCATTGGGATTGCTGGATGGGCTTGTAAACCGCTCCCAATGGTTATTTTTCCACCATTCTTCCGCGTTTGTAATTCGCTTTGTCAGGTCATCTTTGGCATCCTTGTATTTCCGGAACATCTGCAAGGCATCTTCAATCGTCTTTTCATTCACTGGTTTCCAGTCTGTTCCCGGTACTTCCTGTATTGTTGTATCGTTCTCCATGTGTCCTCCTTACACTCTTATTACACGGCTCCTACGCTCCCGCTCTTCTTTGTATAGGTCAAGTGGATCCTCAAGAGGCAGTGGTTTTTCTCTGTGCTTACGGATTGCTATGATACGCGACATAAGCACATATCTGCATTCATCGTAAATATGGTCCTCCTGCTTTGTATCTACGTCCTCCACGTCTTTTTCGTCATACACAAGGTTAGGTACCGTACGTATGAATTCCTTACAGTTCTTAAACACATAAAACATGGAGCGACCATGTTCGTCAAAAGCCATACGGTAATGATACTGCATCTTTCCAGCAATCCTGTGATTATCGCCAGGAGCCCAATACACACCCAGTTTCGCCATAGTATCTGCTATGGACGGTCCCCGGTCCTTTGCAAATATGGATGGGTCCGCAATCCCTGTTATTCTCCTTCCCTTTAAATTCGGGTCCGTCTCCTCAATAGCCCGAATCTGTCTTGCTACGGCTGCCGGTTCTATCTTAATTCCTACGTTGTAGCAGTCCTTTTTCATCCCATAAAGTTCGCGTATACGGTAAATACAGCCCGTATAATCCACTGCATACCAACCGACTGAAAATGGTTTTGCATAACCATGATCATAACCTCGAATGATTTCCCATCCATCCGGGATATTGAATGGATTTATTACATGGCTCCACTGTTGTGTATCATATCCTTCTGGGTCGTTTTTCCACTCTTCAAACACCTGACCGCTAAATGAATTCCAATCACCATATAGTAAAGCGTTCCGCTCTGCCTCAGGCAGCATAGCTAGCGACGCTAAATAATGTGGATTATTACGCATCAAGTCAGCATTATCAAATAAACTGCTAGGGATGAATATTCTGTCACTCTCTGTTTGGATTGGTTTTCCTGTTGGGTCCTTGATTTCTGTAATTTCCCTTATGGGCGTTCCTGGTTTCATTGCTGTTATGAATCGTGCCTTTACCCATCCGTGTCCCGGTCCACCTGGGTTTGCCGTTGAGCGGATGTACCCTCTTAACCCTGGTCCACTTGACCTTGTACGTGAAAACAGATAAACATATTCATCCCAAGAAAAATGGGTCAGTTCATCAAATCCAACAAAATCATAATGTCTACCTTGATATTTCAATTTATCTTTCTCATACTGCATACTTCCAAAGTATATTTTCGCTCCACTTGGAAATGTCCACACATGCTCCGTTTTATTGTATTTGGCACGTGGAAAGGCAAAACCATACAACTCCCTGGACCGGCTAATTAAATCCTCCAACTCCGGGAACGTTTTTCGTATGATGACAGCTCGATAGTATCCTATATGGACCTGTCTAAGTGCTTCCACCAGCAGATAATCCGACTTTCCTCCGCCTGCGGAGCCTCCGAACAAGGCTTCAAATTCCATTCTTTGCATCATGGCCTGCTGTCTCGGCGATGGTGCCCATATGACATTATGGGTCTTGACAAATTCTTTCGCATCAAACTTCTGTTTGTTCTTACCGTTCTTCCTCATTACGTTGGTTTTGTTCTTCCTCCATCATCTTTTTAATTTCCTTGGCCTGTTCTGTTTCCATCACAATCATGCCAAATCCGGCTCCGTTTTCGTCCTCATCGTTATTTTTAAGCTGCACATACTTATTACGCCATTCCGGCATCCGGTTCTCCAGCCAAAATACAATGGCTTTTGTATCCCCTTCCACATGTACAGTCTCCTCTGCGTATTCAATCACTTCATCCTCTTTTATTTTTTTGCCGTTCTCGTACGTTACATGTCTTGTTTTGATAGGCTTTTTATTGGTTACTGTATATCCGAGGGCTGCCCTATACAAACTATTTTCCACAAGGCGGTCTGCATAATCCTTCCCCGTAGATAATGCTTCACTTATTTTTTCATGTTTCTTTTTCCACTCCCCTAGGGTGGAGCGGCTTATCCCAACCAACTTGGCTATTTCATCGTCAGTTTTTCCAGCCCTGGCCCAGGCTGCCAGTATGGTAAGTTTCTCCTCGTTCTCCACCCATTCCTGCCATTTCTGTCTTGCCATGCTTCACCTCCTTACATAACCATATCACATTCTATTTTTTGTTTCCAACACCCCTATGCGACCGGTTTTGTCCGGTTTATTCCACGCAAAAAAGACGCAGGTCGCGTCTATCTTTTCCGATTCTCGCGCGCGTATACGCGCATGTGTATGCGCACACGCATTATAGTGTCCGATTTGTACGGTTACTTTCCTTCCTTCTCCCTCTGGTAGATGGCTTTATAATATGGGCAAGTGTCATACATATCGGAACAAAACAGTTCCTGGTAGTTTTTCTTTTCCTCATGGCTTGTAAACTCCAGCTTATTTCTTACTTCAAATCCCAAGTTATTTTCTATATTCTCGCACGTAATAGTTGGCGTTTTTTTATCGTATCGGCTGACTGTGACACAATACGGGCATCGTATCTCTTTTTTTGGTCTCACCCTCTCACATCCCTTCTTTTCGCACACTAATCGACGGACCTTATCTGGACCGCTTTTTCTTTTGCTGTCGCTTAGCTGCCCTCTCATGAGCAGCCATATGATAACCCGGAAGCAGAACAAGGGTATATTCCAGGAATTCATAACCATTTTCTTGTATACCTGACTTCACCGTCTCCTTATCCAGGTAGTATCCTTCTGGTACCTCAATGGCCCCTGGATCTATCCGTCTACGTTTTCTAACTTTTTCCTTTTTTGGATCTGGATGCACAAGGTTCTGAGACGGGTTATATCGTTTTCCCTGGAGCCTTCCCTCTGTGCGCATGGTCTTATCCGAATATTTAATAAAATAGTTGGCCAGTTTGTGGTAGCTCCCGCTTTCGTCCATCGGCACCGCCTTAATCCATCCATGGGGCCATACGGTTTTTAACAGTCGTACATCGATTCCACCCGTCTGAACAACATGCACATGCTCTGCACCGCGTTCTCCGCGTTCCCCTACCCAGATATATTTTAGGCGTATGCCAGCCTTTCGATAGAGTTTCCGCAGCTGCTTCAAAAACTGTCTTACATAAGCCCGGAATTTTTTGGGTTCCCCTGGCCTTTTTCCCTCCTCGAAGCTGTATGTAACATACAGGTCGGCTCCTGAAAAGTTCGCATTCATGAGCCACGTTAATGTACGCTGTGCATTCCTCCGATTAATCTCTGCCTGTTGCTCACTGGTAGGCTTCTCTCTCTTCCTCCTCCTTCCCTCCTTCTGTCCGTTCAATTTCTCGTCATTATATTTCGCTGAATAATATGCACGGATGTTCTTAGTTCTCCCTGCATAGCATACACTTTCTATATGCGCCATTACCCTGTTACTCCCATCCTATGATTTCTCCCCCTGAAAACCAGGGGGAGGTTCTTATTTTAATAAACTTATCGAGTTGGATGCGGGGTCATATCCCCGCTCCGTTCTTTTCTGAAAACTGTAAATATATGTAAATTATGCCGCCTTGTTTCTTATCACCCGCAGTGTGTCTGGGGTCGACTGCGCATAATATAAGGAAGTTACTCTTGAATCTGCATGTCCCATAATCTCCTGTATTGTTCCAATGTCAACGCCTTTGTTCTTCAGTTCCATTCCCAGGGTTTTTCGCATTTTATGCGGATACACCCTGCTTGTCACTCCAGCCTGCTTTGCTATGTCCTTAAGAATTCCTCGCACGGCGCATGTAGATAATGCCTGGTGCGGCTCCTTAGAGCTTACAAATATGGCCGGGTTATGATCTGTCCTACTATTCAGATATTTCCTATAATGATAGATAGCGTCCGGGTCCAGATACAATGTGCGGTATCGGTTGCCCTTCTCGCCTAAAATCATTACGTCTCCTGTCTCCCAATTAACCAGGTCAATTGTGATTGCAACCACCTCGCCTACTCTGGCTCCGGTACTACGCAATACCTCCAGTATGGCCCGCTCCCTCAGGCTTTCACATCCATCTTTCAATCGCGCCATCTCTTCGGGTGTGAAATAGTCAATCGGCTTTTTGGTAACCTTCTGCGGTTCAATTGCTTCAACCGGATTTGCACTGATCAGCTTTTCTTTACGCATCCAGGTAAAAAATGCGGAAAGAAACCGCCGCTCATTGTTTATGGTCTTTGGCTGGTTCTTATGTCCTGTTTGCGAAACGTTCTTGTGTTCGTACCAGTCAAGGTAATAATAAATGTCTGGTTCTTCCATTTCGGTCAATGGTTTATATACCAAAGTGACCAGGCGCTTAATTGCACTTACATAACCATACTTTGTCCCCTCTGCCAATTTCTTCTTTTTATATAGGAAGAGTTGCAATATGTATCCGTTCTGATTGTCTATGCTGTCTTTCATTTCCATTGGCAGCGTATTAATCCTCTCAATCACTACGTCAACCAGATTCTTTGTTAGTACTTTTTCCAGCATTTCCAGCACGTCACTGCTCAGATAGTACGTCATTGCCACAATTACGTTATTAATAATTTCCGCTTTTACACTCTGATTATCTGTATTACTCATAACCCTTCCTCCTTCGTATTGCTTAAGGAATCAGAATATGGTATACTGTCCTTAAGCGTAAGGGCGGTACAGATAACTTTGGTCGGTTGATGTACCGCCCGTTTTCTTTGCTCCTGTCTGGTGTTCTACGCTTCCCATTGCTATCACCTCTTTCTCGTTTTCTTTGAATGGGCTGTCATGGATTCGAACCATGCCGCTAGAAGAAATTCAGCGTTCCCGATGGCAGCAGCCCTATATGCTATATGACCAATATCCAGCCAACTAAGTTCATACCGTGCTTTTCAATGCTTACAAGTTCTATATCTTCCATTAATTCTTTTACTGTTTTCTTGATTGACACCTGTTCAACGATACTTTCAGCGGCTAACTCTGCCTGCATTTTTAACAAACCACAGACTTCATCATGCTGTCCTTGGTTATTTGACATGAGTATATAAGAACCATACGCTTTACCTGGATACCTTTCTGTCAACATCTTCACTATCTCACTCCATCTGATTTCAACTTCATATTTCTTTCCCAATCTTAATCCTCCAATTTTTCACATTATAAAAGCCACTAACCTAATATTGATTAGTGGCTTCAATAAATTCTTTCATCAATTTTGATAATTGTTTAGCTTGCGTTGTTCCGGCCGCTTCACAAGCTTTTGCAAAATCTTCTACAAGTGTTTTGTTAAGCTTATATGACTTGCTAATTAGTCCGGCTTTCTTCTGCCATCTTTCTTGCGGCGTTCCTCTTCATAAAGTTTTCCATTCAAGTGTAATCCTATGATTTTCTCCATCATACCAGCTTAATACTGGTTCATCTCCCCAACTTGATATGATTTCATCAGCCATATAGGTCTTTCCATCTGGCGTATCAATAAGCAACTCCTCAAATTCATTCTTGGATATTTCCCATTTGTCCGGCAATGTGATTTCAATTTCTTCACTCACAGTTGCATGTGGGTGTTTTCCCGAAATAGTGAAGATTGTCTGCTTCTCATGTGCCAAAACTCCGTAATTTGCAAATCCTTTAATTGTTGTCATATTGTTTACCCCTCTTCTGAATTATAGTATGTTTTCTAACTGTCTTTATTATACCATAGGGTGCACCCAATGTCAACACTATTTTCCACTAATCAATATTAAATTTTCAATGTACGTTTAATGTTAATAGTGTGTATGTCAGTTTTGTGGATTAATAGGAATCCCGAATCCGAACTTTGCCACGAAATACCGGAACATATTAGTGTCATCATCTCTCTGCACCTCTTCCAGAGACCAGTGTCTCCAGCATTGACCATAATCATATGACTGGCTTTCCATGGTTGATACTATCTGATCAACCGCTTCCCGTGCGCCATCCTTTGGGTACACTTTAAACTCGTACCCAAAGCATTCGCCTAATTCTCTATATTCCACTTCATATTTGCCATCTACTATAACGGCAAGACATGTTGGGACTATTTTTTCCATCACTTTCATTTTCTCAATCATTGTTTTTTTCCTTTCTTCTCTTCTGAAAATGCTAATATTCGCTGACTCTATAGCAATTCAGTTTTCTCTCTGTAATGTTGTATTCATAATTCACGGCAACCCCATCATTGTGCCATACTCCAACCAGAAACGGTACTCCCGCCCATGTTCCTATAGTTTCGCATTTAACAATGCCGTATGCCTCTATTTCTGGACAGTATACAGGTTTTCCCGCCAGTTCCTGCAACTCCTCCAGAGTGAGTGACTCTTTATTCATTTTGGCCTCCTTCTAAAATGTTAAGTTAGCTTGGTTACATTCCAGATGGTATAATCATGTGGGTCGTGCTCCGCTATATCCTCGCCATCCATCGTTGCCGCAATATCATTAGCTTCCTCTTCACTCTCTGCCTCAATTGCAACTTTTGTGAACTGGGCATATTCAATCTCAAATTTCATGTCCCGCTCCTTTCTAAAATGCTAATTTTATGGTTTAAAATAGCAATCTGAATATGCTCTCATGCAATGCAAGCATTCAACTCCTGGGGTATCATGTGCACACCCCTGACAATTATTAAGAATCAGCTGAGCCGGTTCAATAGATGGTTGCATATCAATCAAACTTTTAGCAGCCTCTCGTGTTTCCCTTGCGAAATCAGATGCACCGACAAAAACATCACTAAAATCCACCTTATCTGCATCTATCAGCCTCATATTTCTCCTTCCCTCCGGTTTTCCGGAAATGTTAAATTAACAGAATGGCAATCCGCACCACTCTTCGCAGCCTTTTTTCTGCCTATCGTTCCATGAACACGGGATTTCCTTGAATCTAATCGGCTCCCACCCACACATCGTATTCCCTGGATTCCCATGAAACATCATCATACACCGTTCGATATGCGCACAATCCGCACAGGTTTTTCCCTCCGGGAGATGCATACACTGGCGCTTACAGTTATGCACTTTATAATATTCGCATCTACTACATTCCATATCGATTCCTTTCTCCGGTTCTCACGGAAATATTAATATTGCTTATGTCAGTTTTCCTTATAAGTCACAAAATCCTCGTACCCTTCCAGAATCTCCAGAAATATTTCTTCAAAGGGGATTAACCATTTTACAGAATTTTCATCTATGGTACTTGGTTCGCTCAATCTGCTTAAAATGTAATCAACAAAATCCTGTTCTTTCCCTCTCTTTATATTGCTACCGTCATAATTTTCAGGGCTGTATTTAAACAATTTCTTTAAATCCGTAACCTTCAAAGAAAAATGAATGATTTTCCCGTCTGCTGATAACTCGGTTTTTAACATTCCATTATCGTATTTCTTTTTCATTTTTTACCTTTCCCGGCAATGCCGTTAAATTTTAATTTTACTGTGGAAGAGCCTCGATTTTGTATTTGCTCATATCATACAAAAAGACAAGCTTACCAAAATAATCTTCCTGTTCTAACACCAAAACATAGTTTCCATTTGCAACCGTAATGGAAATCACCTTTTCATCAAATTCTTTTTCCAAGTCCCATGTCCCATCAAAATTCCGTATATATATTTTTACATTCATATCTACTTTCTCCTCCGGTTCCTAGGAATATTAAGTTGGCGGCGGCCGGACTTGAACCGGCACTCTCTTACTTTCCCCACGGTTGCGGACCTGGAGGCCGCCCAGGAGTTGAACCTGGCCCTGTGTACCATACACCGCCACTAATGTTAATTTCACAGACCAAATAACGATATAGTGGATGTGCGCCAGACCGGAACCCCTGGCCGTATGGTCCTCCATTATCTCTCCATAGGCACATCCGCTGCTGGTCTTACTGGTTGTGCATACACCAGAGCCACGCCAGCTATCTTTACGCAGTCTCGGTCCTGCGAATCAGGTACCGGTATGCGCTGCTGTGTTATAAGCGTTACACGGGCATCTGGTATGGACAAGGGCTTCCCAGGTGACACCGGTCCACAAGCTCCTCCGCTTCACCGCTCTCCAGCGCTTTAATAGCCATCTCATAAGCCTGTATCTGTTTCTCCGCCTCTGCTATAAAACCTATCTTGTCAGGTATCGTGTTTCCGACAATTCCAGTGCGTACCATTTGCGCCCATCCCTTATCTGTAGTTTGGTAGCGGTATGTATTAATGTGCTCCTGTAATATCGCAATTGCTCCTTGTCTATCTATCATCCATCTACCTCCATGCGCCACTCAACATCCCATTTGATTCTCTGCCCACAGTGTCCACAATATGGATAATTTGAATTGACCCCTTCACCACAAGATGGGCACAATCCGATATTCTCTTTGTCTTTAATAAAACACCTTTCATCCTCTGGTTTTTTTGCTATCTGTTTCTGTAGAGCTGATATGACAGCCTCAACATTTTTCAGTGGTATATTCTTAAATGACTTAACCTCTTGGCATCCCATCAATTTTGCATTTTCAACTACCATTGACAGGTCTTTCGCGATTCCTTCTTCAATCATCCCTCTGCCTCCTTATATGGCTCCGGTAATGGCATCCATGCCAGCACGTCCAGTTTATCCCACCCGTCAGTAAATGATGCTCCGTTCCAAAATGCCCTAATCACACAGTCTGTAGTTTTGACAGACACTAAATATATCTCCAATGGCTTGTTATCATATATTGGATTCTCTTCCGGTTTCTTTGGGAGCCGTTCCGAAGCGGGAATCCACGCATCGCCCAGGGCCGCAATAGCTTCCATTGCACGCCAAACTCCATTAGCCGCTTCCTGGTCATGTTCTTCTCTTTTTATGCGCTCATACAGTCTTGCTAATGTGTCGATTGCTTTTTCTTTTTCCAAATATTTTTTCATTCTCGTTCCTCCGCTAAATGCATGCCAAATGAGTCAATTGCCTTCATGGCCTCTCCCAAATCATCAAACACCCTTCCATCGTACGAGATATCATCAATCCGGTACCCCAGTTCATCACCATCGGATGGGGTTGCTACCCTCAAGGTGCAGATATCCATGCCTTTGTATTCCGTTACCTTTGCATATCTATTGCTTAAGTGCTTCATTTTCTTTCCTCCATTAATGTGTGCGGATTCGTTCGGTTACTTTCATTAAAATATCCTGCAAAACTATTAGATCATCATCCGTTACATGGCTTACCTGCATCATGATTTCTTGCAATGTGTATATGGCCCATTCCCTGGTAGACCAATCCTGTTTTTCCTTTTCTGGTGGATCCGGCTGGTTCATGGCTGTATCTGTAAATCCTGTAGCAGTCATTTCTGCATTTTCCGCCGCTTTCTCTGCTTGCACCCCAGCTTGTGCAGCTGCAATTTGCGCATGTTCCGCCCGCTTTGCGGCCTTTTCCGCACGTTCTGCGGCCTTCTGTGCAGCCTTGATTTCCTGCTTCTCCTTGACACGCTCTGCAATATCCTTGTGACTGACTTCTTTTCCTCCAGCAGCCGCGGCTGCAATCTCCTTCTGTTCCTCTGCCGGAAGCTTTGCCGTCTCATATGCGGCAGTTTTTCCAATTGTTCCTGCTTTAAACTGTTCCTTCGCCTCAGGCACCAGGCCCTTGTTTATTTTATCCATCCTTGCCACCTGGGTCTTGCTGGTCTTAAGGATATCCGCAACAATATCCCGCATTTTTCCCTTTATAATTATCCCATCTTCTTCTCTGGCCCGTATTAGGGCCGCTTTCAAACGGGCCGCTTGCTCTGTTTCTTCATATGGCGTAAGTTTGCGGTTAAAGGCATTTCCAATAATAAGAGACAATTCAAATAGAGCTGATGTCATTTCTTTGTACAGATACCTTGCCTTATAATCTCCTGGAAGCGCCCCGCATTCTATATTATGTATGTTGGCCAGATTCCTTCTATGGCCGCTTATGATTTTGTATACACCATCTACCCGTCCAAGTACAGTCGGCTGCTGTTGGCCCACGGTAAGCATGGAATCTGCCAGCTCCTCAATGTTTTCCTGACTATAAAAATTGTTTTCTGATGGTTCCACTTCATAGGGGCTCAGATAAATTTCCGTAAAATCCGGATCTGATGCTTCCACGGTGTTTAATAGTTCTTTAAATGACCACGACATTGTTCCCCTCCTACAGATAGCTTTCTCCAAAACGCAACCTGAATTCGCTTCTTGCCATTTCTTCTGTTAACCCACAGGCAACTTCATGTTTTTCCCACGCAAGCTGTCCGGCTATTTTGGATAGCTTCTCGGCCATCGGATTTTCATGTATACGTTCAAGGACATCCCCCATGTTATGGCATTTATTGCAGCACGGAATTTTTATCCCATCATTTTCTGCCTTATCACGGTTTCCCTTCCCCCATATAAGGTGATGTTGTGCTTCTGTTGGCTTTCCGCAAAACACACAATAATCGTTATACTCTGTCACAATGCCTTTACTCACTGGTTATCCTCCTATATTCTTCAATAAATTTCCGATAGCTGATTGCCGCCGCACTCCTGGGGCTGTATTCCTCCAGTGGCTTCCCCATCATTGTACTTTCAGCCACTTTTTCGCTGTACCGTATTTTTTCTTTAAACATCTTATATCCCTGGTCCTGTAACCATTCAACACCAGCTACATTAGCATCGTTATTACGATACATTGTGACCAGGATTCCAAGCAGTTTTATTCCCGGGTTTCGCTCCCTGCATTCTGATATTTGGTTCTTGATAGTTTCCAGTCCATCTAACGCCCACTGGTCCAGTTTTACCGGCACAATTACGTCATCAGTGACCATTAGTGCATTTATTACATTAATCCCCATATCTGGAGGATTATCTATAATAATATAATCGTATGGCTTTCCATACTCTGCTCTGGCATTGCGCAATGTCTCAAACTTCCCCACTTTCTCCCCTGATTTACCCATCAACTGATATGTGGACGTCAGAAGGGACATATCGGCGCTCACCACTCCCATGCCTGGCTCACCCGTAAATCTCATGATTTTATTCACGTCCTGCCCATTCAGAAGCTGGGCCGTTCCGCATATATGGTCCTCTGCATAATGCTTTCCCATGGCCTGGCTAAGGTTACCCTGTTTGTCATTGTCCACCAGCAATACGCTCTGTCCGTATTTATGGTGCAATATGTATCCCAGCTCCAGCGCTGTCATGGTCTTTCCCACACCACCCTTTAAATTGATTATGCTTATAATCCTCACTATCTTCCTCCTAAAATACATGTGGATCTTCACACGGTCTTATATCCATGCCGCGTTTCTCCGCTATCTCCTCTAAGCATTTCATACGCCATTGATGCCCTATCGTTGCTGACTGTATTTCATAATCACGCGTTTTCAATGACATAATTCTAAGGTCTCTCATTAATTTCTGAAATTCACCTGGATATATGGTGGTATCCGCCTCTAAAATTCGTTTTACATCAAAAGGCGAATACCCAACTCTGGCACACACTTCTCTTTCACTTATTTCAAAGCATTCGGCTAACTCATGCAGTACGCTCATTTTTTCGCCTCACACTTCTTTAGTGCCCGGATGACCGTTGCACTGCTACAACCTAACATACGCGCTATCTCGTTCACTCCGCGGCCAGATGCTCTCAGCTTGGCAATTTCTATGTGTCTTGCATTGATTTTGTCCCTTTTTTGCTTTGCACATCGGACAACATTGGCAACCGCCTGCTGACTATATCCAGTCTTTTCTGCTATCTCAGCATTGCTCAGGCCACGATATGCCAAATTCATTATCTTTTTCCGTCGTTCTTCCATCCTTTCTTCCTCATTCGGCATATGTATATCTGTCCGAAGTTTTGGACGCCTTTTCACGTTATACAGAAGTGCTTCTTGTAGTGTCATGCTCCGCTGCATCCTTCCAAGCTGTAATGTGATGATGTTTTTATAGATACCAGTGATTAGCATTCGTCTCTTAACCATCCTGGAGCCTCCTATCCCATCACTTCTTGGGACTGATTCATAATATATAAGCGGGTCTCCTATCTTAAGAGATTTTCTGTATGCCTCTAATTCATCCCTTTTTATCGGGTTTTTTGTTTCAATTCCCATATCTGCCTCCAAATCTTCTTGATTTCTTTGGCCGTATCAGATATACTTAATTTGCACAGACTGGGACGGGGACCTTCCCTGTCCACCCGGCTGATTTTATTCAGCCGGTTTTTTATTGTAATAACTGATTGGCCTTATTGACACCGGTTTATATCCGACTCCTTCAATTGATGTGTAATTTCGGTTCTGCATTTTTTGGCAATCACATTTTTCTCCTGGGTCCAATGCTCCCCCGCAATATTCACACGTTCTAAATTGTCTTGCCATGTTTCTTATCTTCCTCCGTACATCAACAAATACATGATGACCATTGTTGTAAATCCAAGCAGGTAAAATAAGGCCGCCGACCAACATTTATAATGTTCTCTTTCTTTCCTGGCCTTCCTGCACTCATATCTCCAATAATCTTCTCCCACTGCACGGCCTCCTTCATTCTTCGCTTCTCTTATACTCATAATAGATTTCCTCCATGGTATGCGGCGTAAAAAACATCTCACGGTTATAATAGTCTCCCACCCAGATAAACACTTCCAGCACCTCTCCTTCGTACCATTTCCCGGCCAGGAAAAACGTCTGGAAAACCTTCTTGTTTCCCTTAGTGTTCCATGGCGATACCCTTATTTTTATCTGGCCCGACTGGAAGTAATAGCCATATTCATCTTCCTTCATTAACTTCCCGGTCCCCAAGAGCTGCTTTGCCAGTTCTTCGGCCTTTTTCTTTGTGACCTTTCCTGTTCTCATGGTTCTTTCCTTTCCGATTCTTGTTTTTTCTCCCCTCCCGTCCTATAATGTACTTACAGGCCCCCGCCAGGGCCAAGTACACATATAACAAGGAGAGATTTTCATGAAATACTTTAACCACATGTTTACTGATGATGATATTTTAACTCTTACATGTACTCTTACAGCCCTTCCCCTCATACATATGGACGGCGTATCAGAAACTCAACAATCAATAAATGACGCCTGCTGCAAAAGCGCCCTTGAGAAATTAATAAATCATCAGACTGACATTATCCCCAATGAGACAAAAGTCATTGCTGTTTCTATCGTAGCTGCCGATATGATTCTAAAAGGAGAGCTGGAGGTTGATAGCTCCATTCGTGAACTATTCGTCCCCTACCGCTTTTCTATTAACCGTCTCCGTCCTATATTTGAAGAAATCCTTATTTAAATAGTCGAAACGAATTTCTATATTATTTTTATGCAAATCTGCCGTCATTAGCTGCTTTAACCTTTTGGCGGCTTCTTCTGTTTTCCTATTCACGTTCTCCCCTGCTGTCTCTTTGTAGCGTTTGGATTCTATTACCATGCTGTTTTTCCTCTCTTCCATGTTTCAGAATAATTTTTCTTTATAATCAATTACCACATGTTGAGCATTGCCCTTATCTGCTTGCTGGTAGATATTTATGGATATCTGCTTTGTTATGGTACATCCCGACAGGAGCAAAGACATTAATATGCTCACAAACAATACGACCAGCTTCCTCTTCACACTTTACCTCCAAATTTTTCTAGGGTAATATCTTGTTGATTGTTACACAATTTTTCGTTTTGGTATCAGATTTACAGGCTGTTTCACATGATGTTCTACACTCTCTTTACCATTTACCATTTCAAGCAGCAGGTCCAGGTTTACTAATCTTGTTTTCCCGGTTTTCCCGGCCTTGATATGCGGTATCTTTCCCTCCAGTACCCATGTCCTAAGAGTGCAATATGTAAGTTTAGTTTCTGGATCCTCCTGCTTGAAGTAATCAGCACATTCTTTTATTGTCCTCATTCTTGGAACTGACATTTTTATTTGTCTCCTTTCTGTTACTATGCTGAACGCGGCTCTTTTTCTTCTCTCTTTGCCTCTCGGTCCAGTCTCTCTTTAGCTTCCAAAGCATCCGTTGCAGCCTTCACGATAATAAGCGTGCTCATGTCCATTTGCTTCATCTTTTTTACTATCCCTACTATCACACTCTCTTTGAGTGATTCTGATGACATGTATTTCACCTCCTTCTTACTCTCTCATTTGTGATTACATATTATCACAAATGAAATCATATTGCAATATCTTTTTATTGCTTTTTTATTTCATTTGTGATAATCTATGTTTGAAAGGAGGTGTTTCGTTTGGAAGAGCGTTTAAAGAATCTCAGAAATGCATTAAATATGAATCAAAAAGATTTTGCTCAATCCTTAGGATTAGGACAATCCACGTGGGCTATGATTGAGGTTGGAAAGCGTGAGCTTAATGATAGACATATAAAACTTATATGCTCTATTCATAATGTTAACGAAAATTGGCTTCGAACTGGCAATGGCGAAATGTTCACCCAGTTATCGCAAGATGACGAGACAGCACATATTGTTCAGGATATGCTGGGCAGTAATACAGGAAGTTTTTATAATATCATCTTAGAAATTGCCAAGAGTTACAAAAAGCTTAACCCTACTTCTCAAAAAGCATTGAATGAGTTGGCCGACAATTTATTGGCTGGTTTGGTTAACAAAGAAGAGAAAGATGAATCTGAAATGACGTTTGATGAATTGATTGCTGAATGCCCAAAAACTCCAGAAGAGCTTGAACGGTTATATCCGCCAGTCAATATTAAACCGAAAGTTGTTTAACAAGGCACCCAAAATTCCGTAAGGAAAATTTGGTACTGAGTTTAGAACAGCAATATTTTTTGTGTCGTTCCCGAGAAGTCTAAATTATAGTAGATAGTATGTAAACTGCGATAGTATATTGCATATATAGTCTTTCTTTTATAATAAATGTACTTCTTGCTCAACATAATAACCACAACCTTTCTTGTCGGAAGATTGGGTGCAAGAATTATTATATTACTGGAAATCATTTTATTGACTGGAAATATATTCCATATTGTGAGGGTAACTTATGAAATACGATTATGAAGAACAAGATAATAAATATCCTTTGTTTGGATGGATTTTACTATTAGTTTTAATGATGTTGATATTTCTTATATATTCAAATATCAAATTAATGAACCAAGTAAATATCTTAGACCAACAATTAGCTTCTCTAACCCAAAGTTCTTCAACAACTGGCAGTGTTACTGAAGATGATGTTAGTGCAATTAGAAAACAGATTGGAAATTTACAGGATAGTTCTTATGAAATAGGCTTAAAAGTAAACTCCGTGGAAAGGACATTAGATGATATCACGTCTTTTATTGGATTAGACGCCAAACAGCAAAAAGAACGTGACGAAATTATAAATCAAATAAAACGGAACTGATAACTTAACTATCTTAATATAAACTAATTTCTTCCGATGAATTTTAAACGTAAAAACCGCCCCTGCGCCAACAGGAACGGTTATTCAGAGATACTATTGCAGGAATACCCTGTATAATATCGCTCTCACAAGCTGTATTATATCATCGGGCGCCCATTTCTGCAATGGGCGTAATTTTATACCCTTGTGGAGGAAATAATATGGCATCTGTAAGAAAAAAGAACAATGGTTATGAGGTTACTGTTAGTGATGGATATGATTCTAACGGTAAGAAGGTCACTGTAAGCAGGACTTTTATCCCCGAACCAAATTGGAATGAAAAAAGAGTTCAAAAGGAATTAGAAAAATTCAAGGTTGAGTTGGAGAATCGGGTTAAACACGGCGATAATGTCAAGGCAGATAAAATAACCATTGAAAAATTATCAGCCGACTTCCTGACAGATATGAAGCCGCCTGAACTCTCTCATACCACATATGAATCTTATAAAAAAATCATAGAACAGCGCATTATCCCACACATAGGCCAGGAACGCATTACACGGGTTAATGGTCATACTGCAAAAATGTTTGAAGATGCTGTCAGATCCGAAGGGAGACTTGATAAAAGAAAGGGGCCTATCTCAGAGCAGACTATCAAGCGAATGACTTTAGTTTTGAGCGCCATGCTCTCCTATGCGGTAAGCCTTGGGTGGCTTTCCATGAACCCACTTATTTTTTCCGGTAAACAGCGCAGGAAGCAGACCAAAAAGAAAGAATACGAGGTTGCGTATCTTTCTATAGAGCAGGTAAAAAAATTCCTTTGGATTCTGGATAATCCGGTTAAAATACGTCGGAAGGCTCATGTTTCCAAACGCGGAAATAAGGCGATTGAAACAAAAGAATATTATCAACACTGGCAGCTGGATACAAAATGGCGTTTCTTTTTTTACCTCTCCTTATTTACAGGTGACAGAAGAGGCGAAAACATCTCCCTTACCTGGGATAACATTGATTTTGAAAAATGTACTGTAAACATTTCAAAATCAACAGCAAAAACCGAGGATGGGGTATTATTAAAAGATACTAAAACTCACGCGAGCCGTGTTACAGTCGTTCCCTCTTTTGTCATGCAGGTGGGCAAGGAGCTTCTGGCAGAACAAAAAAGAATCTGCCTATCTCTTGGCGATAAGTGGCAAGGGTATCGTGGCCGTAGCTTTAATAAGAATTTCGTATTTACATCCTGGGATGGCTCTCAGATGCATCTGGACAGCCCTAGAAGGGAATTTAAACGGCTTATACGTATCTATAATGAAAATGTATCCACCAGTGAAGATGACCGGCTTCCTGAGGCTGCTACGCTTCACAGCCTGCGTCACACAACAGCCTCTATTCTAATATCTAATAACATGGATCCACAATCCGTTGCTGGTATCCTGGGACATGCTAAGTCTACCACTACTTTGAATATCTATTCGTATTTTTTTAAATCTAAGAATCAGGAAGCAGCTAATATTATGGAGAATGTTTTGCTCAATCCTACCGAAAAAACATCAATAGTAGGATGA